ACATGGCCCCGCACGGTGTTCACTACGAGCGCCGGATGAAGGGTGGTATGGCTGATATATATCCTCTTACATACAAAGTGCCGGAAGAAATTGAGAATCAGCAGGAATTGTTTTAGGAGGCGTAGTTATGGAGATTATGCTTATTGATTTTGCAATCTGCTTGATCACTACAATAGCCGTAATGTGCATCGCAATGTGCTATGTTCATAGTAAGCTCGGGAGGGATAAAGCATGAGGCGTAAATGTAACTTATGCGGGCAGAGAAGCGGCAGTTGCAATCGTTATATATTGAAGAATGGCCAAGAAGTTATAATTTGCCCGAGCTGCCTTGCATTTAGCGATGATGAAACTGCTAAGATAGCGCGTCAGGCGCATAAAGAAGGCTTATTGGTGAAAGGAGCAGGCAAGAGATAAAAATGAACGAGAAAACGAATGATTTGACTGAAAGCTGCATTAATAAATTCCATGAGCTGGCCAACCTTTTCAAGGAAAAGAACAAGCAATATGGTGATAAAGACCAGCTGGCGAATTTTCGCAATGGAGCTATGCTGCAATACGGAGATGATAGCTGGGAACATATGTATGAAACAGCAAAATGCTATTGCTTAAAGCACGTTGCCCATGTGTTTGGCGCCGGGCAAACAATTAATGAAGAAAAAATCAGTGAAAGCCTTGGCGATATTGCCGTATATTGCATCATCATGCAGCACATGGTGGAGAGTAATAAGCAGGCTGCAGCAAATACAAAGGAGTATGACCATGAATAATAAGGAAGCATCAATCAATAAGGTTGACGAATTAGTCAATCGTGCGCAGCTTGCCATCAATGACTGGCAGTGCAGCGGCGATGTGGATTATGTGCATAAGGCTTACGCAAACCTGCAGCAAGCCGCAATCCGCTTAACGCTTTCGCGTCAGGCTGCTAAACCAAAAAAGAGCGAGCTGATGTACAGCGTGATTGGCGATACACTTGCTGCCGACTATGAAAACCTTGATTTGTACGACACTCCAGAAGAAGCTCTGAAGGAAGCTAAAGATTTTTTGAAAGCAGGAGATATCGTAACCGTTTTGGAAATGGCTGAATCCGGCTGGCAACCATACATCTGCATAGACAGCCTGCTCGAAGAATTTCAGGATCAGGCATTTACTGAAGGCGGCGAAGCCAGCGAGCCGTGGAGTGACTTCATTGCCAGCAAAGCTATGACGGCCGCTGCGGATGAACTCGAAGACGAGCTTAACAATGTGCTGAAACGTTGGCTTGAAAAATACCAGGTCGAGGCTGGCTGGTACAAAGAGACCGGCAAAGAATACCGTTACAGCTTTGACGGAATCGACTTTATTCGTCTCTGATATAGTACTGCCGCAGAGCGCAGGCCGTAGAGCTGCTGCCTCGCTCATATTTAACTAGCGGATTATATACAAGCATTGCAAATGGCGCAGACAAAAAGAAGAAGTATATCGCACGTATGCGGCCTGCGCTCTGCGGTGGAAAAAGAAGGAGCATGTTACATGGATGACTTCACGATCAATTTTGCTATAACGCTCGTTGTACTGTTGATTGGTCTGGCATTTATTGGAGGCAATGATGAGAAGTGAAAGAGCCTTCGGCGGAACGAAAGTATACGGGATTACTGTCGACTGTCCTTGCAAAGGCTGCGACCTGCGTGGCTGTGGCTGCGCCAGTATATGTGACGCATATAAAAAATACAAATTCATCCTAACCATTTTAAATAAAAACCGTCAGGCAAAGGCACGGGCGGCGTCCGAATGCCGGATGATGCGTGATGAACGCGTTGCCGAATGGCGGCGGAACAGATGTTGGCCAAAGGGCTAAACATATATAATGAAGAAAACTTCTGCGGGGCTTTTCTGTCTCGCAGGTTTCTTCATATATACAGGCATTTTATTTTAAGGGCAGCTTAGCCCTTTAGGCTTGTATGTAAGTAATAACAAAGCGACCACAAAGAATATCAGGGGGACAAATCAATGGCAATGAGAATAGGCATAAGAGAAAAAACATATTACTGCCAGGGAACCAGTGAAAGCAAAAAGCCTGATTACATTGAAATTGATTTATTTCCTTTCGTGGATGTCAAATACAAACCTTGTAGAAGTGGCAGACAGAAGGCAACTACTCCTAAACAGAAGAACCTTAACGATAAAAATGCACGCAGATATTTTAGGCTGCTGGCCAAAAGCAATTTTGGCAGCAAAGATATACACCTGACTTTAAGCTATGACAATGATAACCTGCCCGATACACCGGAACAGGGAGAGAAAAGGCTGCGTAATTATATGCGCAGATTGAAAAGATTATATAAGGCTAATGGCAAAGAATTAAAATACATCTACGTTACCGAGGTTAGCAGCAAGGGCAGAGTGCATCATCATCTGCTGATTAATCGTGGCGTAGACCGTGATGCTATTGAAAAGGCATGGGGACACGGCTGGGCAAACAGCAAGCGCATTCAGGCAGAGCATGGAGGTATCGAAGCTCTGGTATGCTATCTGAGCAAAGATCCTAAAGGACGCAAGAGATACACTTCGTCCCGTAACCTTGTTAAACCGCTGGAATCTGTAAGCGATACCAAGACAAGTCGCAAGCAATTCCAGCAGCTGACTCTTTGGCCGGAGGACTGCGAAGATATGCAAAAACACTTTGAGCAGAAGCATCCTGACTATCGCATCATCAGCGTGGAGAAATATTATAATGCTGTAACCTGCGAATGGTATATCAGAGCGAAGATGGAGCTTAGGGATGATTATAAGCGCAAGAAGGGAGCAAAGCGACGGAATGAATAAATTGAATTTAATATTGACCATACCGCCTAGCGTCAATCATTGCTATAAAAACTTCAACGTGATGGGACGCAGAAACCGTGTGCTTACGCCATTGGCAAGAGCCTGGAAGGAAGAGGCGTATTATATTGCTAATGCTTTGGCACATCGGGAAGGCTGGCGCGTGCCTGAACCGGAAGAAAAGATTGTGCTGGAAATAGTTGCCTTCTGGCCAGACGGCAGGCGGCGCGATATGAACAATACGCATAAGCTACTTTGTGATGCCTTAGAGGGTGCAGTGTATCTTGATGACAAGATGGTGCTCGTGCGTGATATGGATTTTTCCGTTGACAGGAAGCGACCTAGGCTAGAGGTATGCGTATATGTGAAAGACGATTAAAAGGCAAAAATTAACCTCTAAGAATATAAAACCCTAGGCAAATACCCATAATAAATTTTTAAGTTTGCATGCAGATTATCAAAACCGGCAGGAGGGCAGCGTATGAATAAAGAAGAACTAAAAGAAAAGCTGAAAGGCGCTATGTATGCTCAGCGCACATTGGAGGGAGAGCTGGATAAGCTGCAGGAACTGCGCAACCTTGCGCAGAAGGTAACGCCTGCTTATAGCCAATCGCCTGGCGGCGGTAGTGGTAATGCCCAAAAGCTGGAAAATTCCGTAGCAAAAATAATTGAGCAGGAAAAGCTTATTGTAGAGTGCTGCAATGAGCTGTGCGCCCAGCTGGCAGAAGTCCGGGCTTTAGTTGCGCTGCTGCCGATGGGACCGATGCGCCTTGTGATGCAAAGACGTTACCTAAACTACCAGAAGTGGGAACGTATAGCAGCAGAGCTTAACTATACATGGCAACATGTACATAAGCTTCATGCCAAAGGTTTAAACAGTATTCTTGAAAGATGCGATAGAATGCGAGGGTGAATCGGTGCTATAATGTATAATAGCGAAAGCGTGAGAGAAAAGAATAGCGAGAGCCGTTGGCCTATTGGTCGACGGCTTTTCTATTGTCCGAGCTTTGTGGACAGATGCCCTAGGTTCTTCCAGGAAAATAAAAAGCCTGCGGGTCGGCGAACTCCCGGAAATTGTCTAGCTGTGAATTTAAAAAATCACATTTCCTTCCGCAGGTAAAAAATCGGACATGTCCAAAAGGCGCAAAATTTTTTCTTAGCTTCCACTAATACGCAAAAATTTTTCGTCGACAATTTCATAGCCTGTTAGGAACGCAAAAAGCGGAAATTTAGCCTGGACAGCATTTCCGCTTTTCCCATTCTCAATTTCCGCACCGCCTAGGCTGCAAAATAGCCTAAAGCGGTGCATCTTATTACCAGATTTGTATTGCCTACAGTGGACAAACAGCGAAGGAGGTGATGTTCATGGCGAAAAAAATAGTACCAAGAGGCTCCGGCGCTGAGCTTGCACGCCTGCTGGGCATCACTGACAGGCGCGTGCGCCAGCTGGCAGACGAAGAAATACTTACCAGAGAGCCTGAAGGAGATTACCTTCTTCCCGAGGTTATCGCTGAATACTATGCCTATAAATACAAAACTGATGAATCCGTTGACCTGATGAAAGAAAAAGCTCTGCATGAAAAGGCCAAAAGAGAGCTGGCAGAATTGGAGCTGGCAAAGCGCCGGAATGAAGTGCATGATGCTGAAGATGTACAGATAGTGATGGTTGATATGCTGACGAAGCTTCGCAGTCAACTTTTAGGACTGCCTACTAAGATGGCAAAACTTTTGGCAGAGCGCGATGCAAGCTATATTGATGCAGCATTGACGCAGGAGATTGAGGAACGGTTGAAGGAACTCAGTGACTATTCTCCGACAATGTTCAGTGAGGAGGCTTTCGGCAATGAAGAAGAAAACCGTTGATTTGTTTAAATGCATTGCGAAGCAAGCGCTTAAGCCTATACCTAAACTGAGCGTTTCCGAGTGGGCGGATAACTACCGTATTATTTCAGCCGAAGGCGCTTCCGAGCCTGGCCGTTGGCGTACCGACCGTGCGCCGTATCAGCGTGAAATTATGGATGCTTTTACGCAGTATGGCATCTGGAAAGTTGTTGTCAAATCATGCAGCCAAATCGGTAAAAGCGATATCATGAATAATGTTATCGGCAGGTTTGCCCATTTAGCACCGGCGCCGATAATGATGATACAGCCAACGATTGATATGGCGCAGGATTTTTCCAAAGGCCGTATTGCTCCGATGATTAGAGATACAAAGGTTCTGAACAGAGTATTTGGTTATGCTAAAAGTAGGGAGAGCAGCAATACTATTTTGCTTAAAAGTTTCCCTGGTGGGCGTTTGATAATGAGCGGCGCTAACAGTCCTGCCAGCTTAGCCAGCAGACCTGTAAAGGTGCTGTTGTGCGATGAAGTTGACCGTTTCCCCATGAGTGCAGGCAGTGAAGGCGACCCTATTGGCCTTGCCAGTAAGCGTATGACTACATTTTGGGACAGAGTAATGGGGGAATTCAGTACGCCGACAAATGCCGGTGAAAGCCGCATAGATGACGAATACATGGAAGGTACACAAGAAGAATGGCAACACAAGTGCCCTAACTGTGGAGAATTTCATCTGATTACACATAGAGCACTTATTTCTGACTATGATACATTTGAGGATGCCAAAGGACAGAAACATGTTAATGTGAAATCTGTGCAGTGGCGTTGCCCGGACTGTGGGTTTTCTTTTGGCGAGGTGGCAATGCGCCGAGCCGAGCAAAAATATATAGCGCAAAATGCTCCTGCCCTGGCAAAAGGAGTGAGGAGCTTTTTTGTTAACTGTTGGGCATCGCCGTGGCTTAATTGGAACGTGGTAATGCAGGAATGGCTTGAAGCTAAAGGAGATCCGGAAAGAGAAAAGGTTATATACAATACACGTTTTGGGGAAAGCTATGAGCTGAAGGGTGAATTTGAAGGACCTGAAATGTTCTTGGAACGTCGCGAACGTTATGAAGCGGAGCTTCCAGAAGGAGTTTTGCTTTTGACTGCAGCAGTGGACGTACAAGATAACCGCTTAGAGTATGAAATTTGCGGCTGGGGCAAAGGAGAAGAGTGCTGGGGGATTCAAAAAGGAATTATTTTGGGTGTGCCGGATACTCCGGAACCTTGGCGGCAACTTGATATGCAGCTTGATCGCAGATATTATTTCAAAAATGGTGTTAGCC